AAGAAAAACAAAAGGCTGTCGATGCAGAAATAGCAGCCACCGAAAAGGCAAATGAGGCAAGACAAAAAGAACAGGATAAAAAAGATGCAATTGCGGCTAAAGAATTAGAGGATGCCAAAAAGCAAGCGGACGAATTAAAGAAAATTGCTAACGACTTTATGCGGTCGCAGATGTCGGACACGGATAGGCAACTGTTGGAAATAGGCGAAAGGGCTAATGTACTAAAGGCTGCTGGTGTTGAAGAAGTTGCCATAACCAAATTCATAAACGATGAAGTAAAAAAGATTGAAGATGCCGCAAGAGCTGAAAAGATAGCAAAGGATAGCGAGGCTTTTACCAAGCAAATCGAACTGCTTGGACTACAGGAGCAAGTGGAAATTCAAGCGGCCGAAAATTCAATAAAAAACGAAACGGATTTAGCCACTAAAAAGGGTGAAATTGCTTTAGGTTACCTTGCTCAGAAACTTGCCATCATGCAAAAGATGGCTATGCTTGACGGCATTGCAACTGAGGAAGAAATCGCAAACCTAAAGCTAGTTGAAGGCGAAATAAAACGCATTACAGAAGGGCTGGCAAATCCCGAAGTTAAGCCTGCTACGTTGGGACAAATGCTCGGCCTGACCGAAACGGATATAGAGGACATTCAACTTGCTATGGAAGTGGTGGATGGCTTGCTAGCAACAGCAATGGCAGCAACTCAAGCATCGGCCGACAATAGGCTTGCTCAAATTGATGCTCAGTCAACCGCTGAAATACAGGCCATAAATAATAGCACATTATCGGAAGAACAAAAGGCGGCTAAAATAAAAACAATAGAGCAAAAGGCCGCGAGGGATAAGTACAAAATTGAACTTGAACAGTTCAAAATTGCGCAAGCATTACAGATAGCTATGGCAATAGCCAACACGGCAACGGCAGTAATGGCTCAGCTATCCAATCCAACGCCATACGCTGGCTTTGTGCTTGCCGCGCTGGCTGGCGTTACGGGTGCGGCTCAAATAGCAATGATTGCAAGCCAACAGCCACCTCCACCGCCTGCCTTTGCATCGGGTGGATTTGTATCGGGCGCTGGTAGTGGAACAAGTGATTCAATTCCTGCTATGTTATCCAATGGCGAAAGCGTAAATAATGCGGAAACGACTAGACGATTTGCGCCCTTGCTTTCATCTTTGAATGCGGCTGGTGGTGGTGTTGATTGGTATCGTGGCGAAGGCTTTGCATCGGGTGGATTAGTTCGTAAATTCGCAACGGGTGGGGTTGCCATGTCCAGTTCTTCGATGATCCGAGAAAATCAACAAGTTGCAATGATGGCAGCCCAAATGAGTATGTCGCAGCCTGTTTTGGTTATTGAAGAATTTCAAAGCGTACAGGGTCGACAAGTTAGAACCGAGCAGAATTTACAACTATGAATGAACTGATTTTAGAACTTGACAAAAGCGGCCAATTATTTGAACTATTCAAAGGCGGCTTTATTTCGTGGACGGTATTACGCGACAAGGATATGTTTCTGACATACCAAGTACACAAGCAAACGGGGCTAAATAAGACGCAATCGGTGAAAAGGACGGCCGACCAATTTGACGTAAGCGACAATGTGGTATGGGTTGCGTTACGTAAAATGAGCGCACCAAAAAGCCAATAGTAAAAGCCTCTTTTTTCGTGTGGAATTTTGCCGCCACATGGAAGCGCATATTTACATCGAAGGTCAAATCGGTTCGTCTTATAAAGAAGATGGATCTGTTGACGTTAGCGGTGTTGAATTACAAGATGTCATCTCTCAGGTTCGTAGAAATGCTGATGCCGAAAAGATTACTTGCCATATTACAAGTCAGGGCGGCTCAGTGGACTCAGGTCGCAAAATAGCCCAATACCTCGCATCACTTCCCAACGTACATACACTGGCTGAGGTTCAATGTGCTTCTATTGCTACTGAGATTCACTTGGCCGTCCCTATTGAGCGTAGGAAGGTAGCCGCAGGAACGTCATATCTAATTCACCAACCAATGTTCTCATTTCAGCGCGGCATCGCATTGAATAAAGATGAGTTGGCAAGTATGTCTACTGAAATAGGACATACTCAGGCCGAAATGGTGAGCAACTATGCAAAGGCTACAGGAATGGATAAGACCGCGCTTGAATTGCTTATGCAGCAGGAAACAGCGTTAACACCTGAGCAATGTGTGGAGTTCGGGTTCGCCTCTGAAATTGTAACAAATGCAACCGTAGCGGTTGCCCTAATTAAACCAAAACAAACCAATTCAATAGACACCATGAAAAAAGAAATCGAAAAGATGCGCCTGCAAATCGCGCAGTTAATTGCTGGTAAACCGCTTCAGGCCGTTGCCCTAGACCTTACAACAATTGAGGGCGTTCCTGTGATTGTAGTGACTGAGGAAGATGCGCCTAAAGTAGGTGACTTAGTTACCGATGCCGAGGGAAATCCAGTACCTGATGCAACTCACAACTTTGAAGGCGTGCAAGTAGTAACCGTTGATGGCGTAATTACCGAAATCATCGAAGTAGTTAGTCTTAACGTTGAAGAAATGGCCGCTGAGTTGGCTCAATTGAAAGCAGAACGCGAAGAGGAGCAAACAGCCCTTGCAGCATTGCAAACTGAATTTGTAGCCCTTGCTCAACTTTCAAGCAAATACAAGCCAGTAGCTAAGGCAGTTGCATTTCGTAAGCCAATTGCTGAGGCAAAGACCGAAGCTTCAAGCTACTCAACAATCAAAGAAGCCCTTGCAGCACGTAAGGGTAAAAAATAATAACTAACCAATCAAAACAAATCAAATCAAATGGCAATCCTTAACCCAGCAGACTTAGCCTTTAACGGTGAAGAAATAAAAGCCCTTTCAGAGGGTATAATGGAAGATGTGTACGCAAAACCTGCGATGACCGAATTCCTTACTATCTACACAGGCATCAAAGCCAAGAAGCAAATCGCTTTTCTTGGAATTTTGTCGGGTTTGGTAGGACAAAAACACGATACTTCTAGCTGTTCTCCAATAGAGAATGATGCGGCAATCGAAAACACAGAAAAATTCTGGGAGCCAGCTTACATCGATGACCGTTTCAGCGAGTGTTTTGATAACCTACTTGAAACCTTCTTTGTTTACGGTTTGAAAAATGGTGTTCAAAAGGGAGACCTTAGCAATACTGACTTTGCTCTTTTCTTTGTTGAGCGTTACCAAGATGCTATTGCTGAAATGTTCCACCGCCTTGTATGGTTTGGTGACACGGCAGCAGACGATACAGCTGGTGGCGGTATATTCGTAACGGCTGGTTTCGTTGCCAAGCGTTGGGATGCTTTTGATGGCATTTGGAAACAATTGTTTGCAATCGTTGCTACAACTCCTGCAAGAAAAACGACTGACTTGACTGCTAAAAATGCACAGACTACTTTTGCATTGCAAGCGTTCAATTCAACAGATACAACTAACCGTGTGGTAACTAACACGCTTCAAAACTTGGTGTTCAATTCTGACTTCCGTCTACGTGATAAAGCAGACAAAATCATTATCGTTACTCAGTCAGTAGCTGACCAGTACGTTCGTGAATTGGAAGCTGGAGCAAACAACGGTCTTTCTGTAGCATTTGAATATATCCAAGACGGTGTAATGGTAATTAAGCGCATGGGTGTTACTATCTACGCTTATAGCTTTTGGGATCGTATGATTCAAGGCTACCAAAGAACCGCTGCAAGTGAGTTGAACTACTACCTTCCTCACCGCGCTTTGTTGACTACTAAAGCTAACATTGCTTTCGGAACAGAAGAAGAAGGTACGCTTTCAGAAGTAGACGTTTTTGTTGACAAGAAAGACAAGAAAACATACTTTGATTTCGGTGCTAACCTAGATGCAAAAGTGTTGCAGGATTACTTGGTTCAAGTTGCTTATTAGTATTAACCTTTAACAAAAGAAATCATGCCAATTTGCGATAATATCACAGCAGGGATAGCCTATGATTGCGCATATCCTCCAACGGGGGGTGTGAACGATAGGCTTATCCTTTTGAACTATGCCGATATTGACGGAAACGTTACATACGACAACGTTAACCCAATAATCGTTACCAACATCACACTCATAGCCCCAGCAGTTGGGTATGAGTACGAAG